TATAGCAGATTCAAATCAAGCACAGGCAGAATCCGAAGCCGCTCAAGCGGCATCAGAGGCAGCAATATCAGCCGCGAATCAAGCAGAAGCTGAAGCACAAAATTTAACTTCTGAACAGGTAGGTCGTTTAGATAATTTACAAATTGATGTTGACGAACTTGAAATTAGAGTCGACGACATAGAAGCAAATATATGAGTTTAACTAGGTATTTTAATAAAGATATAATTTTAGATAAAAATTACCCTTCATATGCTAAAATATATGATCCTCAATTTCTATCGGTTCTTGATATTAAAGTTTATTTACCATGGATAAAGACTCTAGAAACACAAAACCTGTCAATTGAAACAGAGATACATTTATATACATTCACTGGAGATATTGTTGGATCTAGTTATAATTCTAATTTAGAGATACATAAAGATACTCGCGAGTGTATATTTGATGTAAAAAATGTATTCAACTCAAACGGCTTAGCAACAGGTTCATATAAGGCAGTATTTAATATTACTTTACCAGTACTAGGTACAATTGAGAATAAACTAATCCAAATCTCAGAAATAAGTCCAAATAGAAAGGAATTAAAGCTACAATTTGATTCTAACGAGCATAAAAATCTGTTAATAGATTATTTTTCTGAAATGAAATCTACTGGCAATTTGAACAATAATTGTCTAAATTTTGGAGAGAATGAAATATACAATATTATCAACTATAGAGCAGATAATGATTTTGTGTATGTGAAATTATACCAAGAATTAAGCGAAGTTTTTGAAGAACGATCTAGAGCATTTGTTATATACGAAATAGCAGATCCGTATATTGATAGTTTAACTGTTACTCATAATATATTACCACAGCAAAATAATAAATTACGCGGTCCTAGATTTAATATGGATGCAGATAGGATAGACTCTAACTCAACAATTTATAAATGTTGGGAAGAACTATTGTCAACTGACCAAATGACCAGTCAAAATATAATCGATAAGATTATTAACTCGGATGACTCTGTTACATTAAATATTGATTATACATTTTTTGATAATTTTATATTTTACTCCAGAGCAAAAACTCGGATTGAAAATTTCTATTCGAAAGTAGAAATGATTGATCAATTTAACGAAGAAATTGTAAATTTAGAAACTAATTCTGATAATTATGCAGTAAACGACATTAAGACTAAAAACGAATACATTTCTAAAATTAGAAATTCATTCGACTCTTTTGAAAGATGGTTATATTATCACGACAATACTCATATATTTACTCATGATATCCGTGGTCCATTAAAACCATGGCCGAAAGAATTTGTTAATGGTATATTAACGTTAAAGGCAACAAACTCCACAGATGTAACTACATGGTATAAAAATATATTAGAAATAGCTGAAGATTACGATCGTAAAAATACAAAGAGTTTATGGTGGTCTATTCCGGAGCATATATTAATGGATGAAGGGAATAGCGAATATATTCTCTTTGTAGAAATGATAGGACAGCATTACGATAATATATGGTTGTATATAAAAGCATTAACTCAGATTCATGAGAAGGATGAACATTTAGAAAGAGGAGCCCCAAACGAACTATTGTATGACATTGCAAAATCTTTTGGTTGGAATTTGCAGAACACTAGAGTATTATCTGATTTATGGTTATATAAAGAAGGGGTAGATGAAGATGGTACTAATTTAGATATAACTACACATGAATCCCAAACTCAGCAAGTTTGGAAACGAATTGTTAATAATTTACCGTATCTATTAAAAACCAAAGGAACTGGACGTTCAGTTAATGCATTGATGTCTATATACGGTATACCTAAAACCTTAATTTCAATTAAGGAATATGGTGGTCCTGGGTTAGATGGTGATAAGCCGTTGTTAATTGAAGATAGATATCATTATAAATTGGAATTAGATGCTACACGAAGAGTAGAAACTATTCTAGACACTAAATTATGTGACGTTGATGGATGGAATCCGGATATAATATGTAAAGATCCTGTTGAAGATATTTTAATTAATGGTAAATTTACATATGGCTTACAGAACTGGAAAGTAGTCGGCGATCTACCTGAAATAGTGACATTATTCCCACCAGGAAATCCATTGGCTGAGCAATTTGGAAATTCGATACAAGTGTCGGACGGTGATTCTACAACGTTGAGTCAAACATTAAATTTAATACCAGGTAATTATTATAATCTATCTACAGTATTAACATTAAATCCTGGCTGTACTATAAATTTTAAACATAATGGCACAACTGAACAAACGTTTAACAGTTCTGGGAATCCAACTCTTAATTATTTCTTCCAGGCATCAACTGAAGATACTATAGAGTATGAGTTAATTTCAGCCTCTGGCGTTGGAGTGACAATGTTTTTAGTTGAATTAGAACGTGAAGATGAATACAACAGATTTCCAGATACATATGAATTTAGATTTCAAATTGATGGAGATTATAACATTGACGATAAAATTTATTTAGGTGGATTTGATCGAGATGGCGATGATAAAATTGTACTGTCAATTACTAAAATTGACGAATTATACGGAAAATTAACATTGACATCCGTAGATTCTGATGTATTGCAAATTGAATACGAATCTAATGAGCTACCATTATTTAATAACGATTATTGGACAATTAGATTATTTAAAACACAACCTTTAATTGGTACTTATACTGATACTGGCACATTAACAATTAATATATCATCCGCGGCAGATTGCTTATTCGGTAAGCCGGTGCATAATGATACTATTGTTACTAATAATCAATTTTTATTGGGACAAACATTTAATTCGAATACAACAGACGAAGTAAAGTTCCACATAGGCGGCTCTCCAGTATCATATGCTTTAGAGACATTAGTTGCATTTAATGGTTATATACAAGGTTATAAAGAATATTTTGGAGGTTATAGTCTAGAAACTTTTTATGAACACGTATTAAATCCAGCTGCATATTCTGTTGACGATTTCGATAACACGATGTACTCTTTATGGAAATATTATCCGTTAGGTTTAGATTTACAACGATGGACTCATGCTAATGGTTCAACACATCCATCGTCACATCCAGATCGGAACGAAACACCTTCTGAAATGACATTTTATGGATTTAACGATATTGATCAGGTTGTAAATTATCCAAATGATAATGAAACATATTACATTAATATTCCTAAAATTGGCGGAAGGACAATTCAGTCTGAGAAGATACGAATTGAAGATGTAGTACTTGAAAGAAAATTGTCTCCTGATAATACTGCAACGACTTCAGAATTTGATACGCATGGATTTGATTCAGATCGATTAGCTATAGTATTCTCACTAGCAGATCAGATAAATCGTGACATATATAACCATATGGGTGTGTCTAATTTAGATGGGTTAATTGGCGATCCTCAATATGAATTCGACGAGGAATACGTAAAATTTAATAATGTTAGGTCCGAATACTTCAGAAAGTATACCCAGAAAAATGATATAAATGCATTTATTCGTTTGTTTAGCGTTTATGATTATACTTTCTTTGAGCAATTAAAACAATTAGTTCCAGCAAGAGCTAATTTAATTGTAGGAATTCTAATTGAACCTCATATACTTGAAAGAAACAAGGTAGTTATTTCAAAATTACCTAGCGTAGAGTCTCCTGTCTTCGAAGATATAATAGATTTAAATATATGGGATGAATTTTCAGAAAATGTATTACATGAAGCAGATTTAAATGTAGACACGTTAGTTAAAATGGAAGCTTTAATATTAAAAGGCTTAATAACAGATCCATATAAAATTAATATATTCTATTCAATCTTAAGAGGAGCAATTCAAATTGATTTCAAAACAGGAATAGATTTTAATCAGTTTAAAGCAACAACCAGTATTGAATATAATTTAACGGGTTCGGAAGTTTGGTTAAGTTCTGCATATAAAGGATCATTAAAGGCATCAAATCCATACAAAGGGTTTACAGGTGATCTACAGCCAATTTATGATCAAGTTCCTACAACATGTAAATATCAATTAAAAACACCCATATATACATGGTATACAGGTAGAAAGGAGTATTTAGATCTTACATATGATCCAATTAATTGGCCAACATTTGACAATCTTGATGCCCCAAATAATGATTACGAAGGTTGGAATCCTCTAGCATTTGACCCTAGATTGACTAAATCATTTGTTATGGAAGTAGATTATTATGTACAAAAAAATATCGAAATTCCAGCCGGATCATACGAAATGATCATATATGCTATGAACGATATCTCAGACTTTGGAGAAAATTTAGAAATTGAATTAGACAATGGACCCGAAACTATCGAGATTATAGCTGAAACAAAAACAGCAGATCTAGATACATCATTTATAAGACCATTACATTATACATTTGAGTTAACACAAGACTTACCGTTAACCGTTAACATAACAAGTAAATCTTCAGGTGAAATAAATTTATTTTCAGTAGAAATATTCAAACAATATACAAATTATGAGAAAGATTATTTTAAACTTCAAAATACTGAAAGTAGAAATGAAGCGTATAACATTTTAACAGATACTGGTTATCAGCATGTTGAAAATGGGACTGAAAACAGAAAAAGATACATTGGATCGAAACTAACTGGACCAGATTTCAATAGACCCTC